GAAGAAAAGGCTAATAAAAGCATCTACTACTTCTAATGCACTAGACTCTAATGCATAAGTATTAGTGCCAGCAGTTAATGCTTGTGATGCTTGTTCAATCTTCCAAAGATTTAAACCTTTATTCTGCCATTCTAAAAATATTAAGTTAAGAGCTCTTTTAGCTCCTTTATAGTCATAACCAGAACGTAACTCACTACCGCATAAATCATAGGCTTCTTCCATGATATCGGCTAAGTCTAATGTAAATGCTGTTGTTCCACTTGTTGCCATTATTTATTCCTAATTAACACTTCCACCTTCTACGAGCCTGTCTAATTCTTGAATTAGGGTCGTTTCTGGTTTTGGCTGAACTTCTTTTAAGTTGACCTAAAGACCTTGCACAATAAGATTTTCTACGTTTAGCAGCTTTACTACCTTTCTTTACTTTACCTGTAACTGCTGTTTTTAACTTAGAGCCAGGATTTAATCTTCTATAAGCTTTAACCCCAGCTTTAGTCATACCAGCACCAGATTTAGTAGAACGAAAGTTCTTCTTATTTCTAGCAGGCATTGAAGCCTGTTTTCTTATTGGCATATGTATTTAACTAGGACTTTCCGCCTCTAGCCATACCTTTAGACCTTTTCTTTTTCATAGCTGGTTCACTAGTATTGCCGCCACCAAACATTCTTTTTACATAATCTTTGTGTTGTTCGACTTTAGAAGCTTTACCAACTTCTACCATGCCAGTTTTACCGCCATTAGACATATATTTAGATTTTTTCATAATAAGTACCTTTATTTTTTAGCTACAGTTTTTTTCTTAGCTGTAGTTTTTTTAGTTGTTTTTTTCTTAGTTGGCTTCTTGCCGCCAACATAAGCTTCATTAACATCTGGAGTAGATGGGTCATCAGCAACAAGTTGACCTTTGTCATTTCTTGCTCTTTCACCATTCATCTCAGCACATTTACGTTCTGCATCTTCTAAGTCTGGGTCTGGACCAAATATAGGTCTATAGATTCCATCCTCATCTAATTTTAAAACTTTATATTGTGCTGGAAATTCACCAGTTTCTGATATTACATAATTTTTATTAGCCATAATTAATTCCTATTAGTCAGAATATACTTTAACCATTTCTAAAGTAATAGAGTAAGTATCTCCTGAAGAGTGTCCTTTAGTAGTAAATAAGATGTCTCCTGTTTTACCACTACCTGTGTTATTTGGTAAACCACCAAAGTCTTTAAAATCCATATGTCCATTACTACTCTCAGCAAGCTCTACTAATAAAACATTAGCAGTAGCATCTAAAAATAATTGAACAGACATACCTACGATAGCATGGCTAATTCGCATAACTCTAACTTCTGAACAGGCTACACCTGCTGCATTAGAAGCCAAAGCAGATACATCTACCTTGGCTACTGCGGATTCTCCTGTGCCATCGCTGACATTTGTAAACTTCATAACACAATTTCTTTCACCATCAATTATGGTTTGTGTTGTTACTGCATCAGCCATAAGTTACTCCTATTAAGCGTCAGCAAATGGAGTTACTAAAGTGCCTGAACCTAAAATGATTCCTTCTACTGCGTATTTAGCACTACCTACTGCAGTTACTTTAATAATACTACCTGCTAGTCCACCTTTAGTTGAGCCATTTAATGTTATGACATCATTAGATGCACCAGAAATAAAAGTTTTACCTGTTGCATCAGTAACACCAGTATATAAACCGCCTACGAATTTATCTGTACCATCTGTAAGAATATCCATATCGGTAGCTGCTGTTTCTACTACAAAAGTAAAAGTAGCTCCTAAATTGTTTGTTTGATTTGGGTCGTTATCTTCACCTGGAGCTGTTGCTACTATGCTTGGTAAAGTAAATTTACCATCAGCATCATTACAAGTTAATATTTTACCTGCATGAGCTGCTACTGTTAGTGAAGTATCTGCAGTTAAACTAACTACGTTAGCGTTACCTGCTGAAATGAATCCTGCTAAAGATTGTATTGGACCTGAAAATGTCGTCTTTGCCATAATTTCCTCCTGGGAAATAGGTTCTACTGTCTTGGCTTGTCTGCTAGGTCAGTCTGTAGAACAAGTTAATAATCCTAGATTTAATAATATAACACAAAAAAAAGGGGAGCGTATGCTCCCCTTAACAGTTCTTACGAACTACCTGGTGAACCAAAGATACCTAGTGGGTCAGATACACCGAAAGAATATCTTTCTCTCGCTTTATATCTAACATTACCAGTATCGAAGTCTCCATCCATAGTAGTAGTCATAGGAGCTCTAACAAAATGCTTCATTCCATCTGGAACATCAGTAGTGATAAAGAAAGCATTAGTATCAGTTAAATAATGATTTACTGAATAACCTTCTGGAATCACTCCATTAGTTTTCACTGCATTTATGTCATTGTCAGCAGTTCCTACTCTGTAGTCACTTTGTAACAATCTAGTTGCTACAAACTGCAAGTCAGAAGGAATAATAAGCTTCCTAGCTTTTGCTGCAATTTTTAGACCTCTTTCATCAGTCCATTTGCCGATTTGGATGATTGCATCTTCTAAAGATGTTTCATTTAAATCTGCTCCTGTTGATGGTCTATTACTATTGGTGCCACCATTTACAAGTGGGTGAGCTGTGCTAAATAAAGCAACGCCATCCCCTGAAGAAAAGGCAGTTGAGAATCCATTGTTTAATGGAAACGCTGCTTTTACTTGTTTTGTATATGACATAGCACGAGCTAATGCTTTAGTGTATCTAGCTGATACAGATACATAGAGGTTATCCTCCATGGCTTCTTCTGTAATGCTGAATCCTAAACCAATAGTTTCATGCGTATATCTAGCGACAAAAGATTCTTGTGCAGTATCATAATTGATAGCTGAACCTTCATCTTTGACTGGAGCTGCTCCAAAACCAGATAACTTCAATTCTTCTTCAAAACTTCTTTCAGAATTTTCAGTTACATAGATTTCTTCGTGCTCATTCTCATAACGATTGTATTCTTCACCGAATAATGCGTTAAGACCAGGTAAGAGTTGTTTTAACTCGTTAGCTCTTGAAATAGCTGCCATAATTTATCTCCCTTAACCTATACCTGTTGTATTTAACAACTGGTGTCCGACATTAAACATTACTAGTACATCAGTAAATGAATCACCAACAGCACTATCTGGTCCATCAACAAAGTCTACGACTTTTAATGGTAGTGTGTTAGTAGTAGCTGCTGTACTACCGTCAACTGCGTTTTTACTTGTACCTATTGCTGTACTTCCTGCAGTTTGCACAACAGCACAATTCTTGCCAAGATCGTCTTGTCCAAGAGTTTCGTCTGATTGCATTTGCATTAGTATAAATGGGTCAGAAGCAACATACGCAACAATATCATCTGCAGCAGTTGAAGCTGGATAATATTGATTTGGTGTGAATTGACCTGTTGTTGGGTCTGTATAAGCACAACCAAGGAATACACCAATAGGTGTTAAAGATGTTGTACCAGTATCCTTTTGGACAGTGGTATTAGGGTTATCGTCACCCCACTTTACAAAATCTCCAAAGAATATGGATGTACCATATGCATTTTTAATTTTGTAATGTGTAACTTTTCCTTGATATGGACTTCCAACTACAGTACCAACTGGTCTTGCTCCGTGTGGAGCTGCACTTGATGCCATAATTTTCTCCTAAAAAAAAATTAAATTAATATAACAAGATACTATGAATCTTTACCAAATGTTGTTCTTGATTTTCTTTCAAATACTTGTTTGGTAGCCATTCTTGAATCTTGATCCTTAAAATAAGTGTTATCTACAGATTCCATTTGAGACTCTGCTAAATTAGAAAAATATTCGTCTCTAGCTTTTGCCTTTTCTAATGGCATCTTACATAACAGTTGTCCACCAATCTCAACATTACCTTTCTTTGACCACTCAGAATTATGGTCCATCATATGAATCTGTAGTTCTGGATGATCCTCTAATCTACAAGGTTGCCATCCTTCTCTAAGTTTTCTTGATACATTAGGATTATCAGCATTACCTAAAAGGCTTGTTCTGATATACCTAAATACCCATCCTTCTTGTGGTTCAGGGTTTGGTAAGTTTGATGGATTTTCCCAACTTTGAATACGCTGGGAAGCCTCTCGGCTCTCTATCTCCCTAGGGGTACGCTCTGCTGATTCTTGTTCAGCATTAATATTATCTTGATTATCAGGTAAATCTGACATCTTAGTTCTCCTTTAAAAGTTGATTTGCATACTGCTCAGGCGTTATATTGAGTCGCTTTGCGAGGGCAACTTGGCTCTGTGTCAGATGAATTTTGCGAGGGGTTTTACTGCTATTCCTCGTAGCAGGTGCGACAGGATTAACTACCTGCCTTCTTGGAGTTTCTACAACTTGTTCTGCTTCCACAGGTTGTTGTTGAGATACACCAAAGAAATTTGGAAACTGTTCTCTCATTTTTGCGTCAACCTCAGAATAATACTGCTGAGAGTTCTTTTCAGGGTCTACGCCATTTGCTTGTAATGATTGATCTATATACATAGCAAATGATGTCATTTCTTTATGTATTGGATCACTACCCATAAACCATGGGTTTTTCTTAGACCATGCATCCATATCTGGATCAATTTGTTTTTGTGGTTGTTCTATTTGTGGCTCCACATATTGAGATGCAACTTGATCTTGTAAACTTTGTGCATAACTACCTGCTTGTTGTTCAGCTAAAGTAGCTTGTGCTAACTCAGACTGTGCTGCAGCCATTTCTTCTGCATTACCTTCCTCGTAAGCTTTTTTAAACTTTTCTTGTGCGTTATATCTTGCCCACTGTGCATTATTAAGTGCCTGTTGGTTTAATACATCGCCACCTTGATTAACTATACTTTGTAGTTTTTGATTTTCAGACATCAAAGTTTTTAAAACTTTTGTAGCTTCTTTTGATTCTCTTAAAGCTTGTTCTTTTGCTCTACGTTCTTCGTGATATTCATATTTTATTTTATTAATCCTATCACCAGCAGATTTACTATAGTCTGCTATTTCTTTATCTAAAGCATCATCATCTACAGGTTGTTCTGTAGTTTCAACTTTAGGTGCTCTCCTATCTTCTTCAGGTCTTTCATCTATTACCTCTACCTCAATATCTTTTGGGGTTTCAGTATTAATCTCATTTGCAACACCAAAAAATTTATCTTCTGATGTTTGTTCTGATACAGGCTCTGCGTTTGTATCTATGACTTGTTCTATGCTCTCACTCATGCTCTAACTACTCCTGTTGGATCATCTACTACTGCTTCTACAGTATCATCGTTAATTAAACGAAACTCTTTACCATACATTTTCATACGAGTACCTGAATAAGCTCTAAATATTACCCAGTCACCTTCTTTGCACCAAGGTCCAGTTGGAAATCTTTTTTTATCAGCATAAGCTTCTGTGCCTAGTTTTAAAACATAGCCACAAATATTAGATGTTTCTTCATCAACTCTAGTTTGACTAGCTTTAATGATTCCACCATCTGTAGTTTCTTTTGCTTCAGGCATAGCTATAAGTATTTTCCAACCTTTAGGTATAGGTAGTTGGCTTTTCACCTCATCACTAGGTTCTGGCTTTTCTACGCTATCTGGTTTTGGGATATTTATTTCTTTTTTCTTATCCATATTTTGCACGACATAAGGTGTCGAGTTCCTATTCTTTTAAGTGTCGTTCCTTCCAATCCAGAACTTCACGCTCTGCAAGAGCTAAACCTTCTATAACTCCTGTCATTCTTTTATACTCAGGGAAGTCTTTACAACTCCCTGTTGAGATATGATCAGAACATTCATTCATTATCTCTCTCAACTTTTTAGTTAAGTAAGTTGATAGTGATTGCTCATTTATATCATTACTCATTCAATTTGCTATCATTAACTAAATCTTTAGCAATGTCAATACCTTTTTTATAATCATCCAATACTTTATTTTCTGATCTTTCTTCTCTATCTAGCAAATCGCTAGCAATATGCATACCTGTCTTTAAACCACTAGCTTCTTGTTGAGCTTGAATTCTTTTTTCTTCTAGCTCTTTATTGGCTACAGCTTTAGCAGCATCTACAGCTAATTTACTTTCATCAATCCTTAATTTACCTTCAACTTGTTTTTCTTTAATTTCAAGTTCTTTTTGTTTAGCAAGTATTAATGGGTCTTGTGCTTGTTCTTGTATTCTAGCTTGTTCTGCTTGTGCAGCATTTGTAGTAGCTACTCTTTGTGCTGCTTCAGCTACAAGAGTAGATATTCTTTTCTCAACATCAGCAGGTAAAGGCTCACCGACTGGTGGTAACTCTATACCCATCTCTCTTTCAACTTGATCTCTAAACTGCAATGAAAGATGTTGCATTATATAATCTGATCCAGAACTTTGTATAACTTGTGCATTTGGACTTTGTTGTACTTTTGCTTGTACATTTGGGTCTTGTTGTGCAGCCACTAATGTATTGATATGAGCTTCATGGTCTTGGAACTCATAAGCTTGTACAGGTTTACCATTAAGAATATTTTGTACTGCAGTAACTGGATCAACTGGTTGTACATCTTCTTGTGGTGGTACTATCTTATCTGCATCTTTAATACCTAATACTTCAAGCATTTGTCTGTGCAACTGACCTAAATCATATAACTGTGGTGCTTGTTGTGCTAACTGCATAGCAGCTTGATATTGCATAATTCTTTGAGCCATAGTTGCTGCATTTGGGTCTGATACTGGTAATACATCTACTCTAGCATCAAAATCTTGTATTGCTATTTGTTGCCCTTCTTCTACTTGATATGGATAAGATGGGTTAGTAAAGTCTTTAATAACGCCTACAAGTATCTCAAACTCTCTTTTCATAGACGCATGAAGTCTAGCTTGTACAGCAGACATAACTTTCATGTTTCTTTCTAATAATGCTAGTGTTGTACCAACAGGTGCTTGACTATTCATATCAGATACTTTCATATCAGATATACTGGCAAATCTTTTACCTTCTTCTACTATATTTCCTAATAGTTGAAACAGCGTTCCTGAAGGTTCTTTATATGGCAAGAATGTAATATTGTCTCTAATAGCACCACCTGGTACATCTACATCTCTAAACTCACCAGGCATAATCGGACTATCATCACCTTTAATACGCAGTCCTCTAGCTTTTAAACCACCTGGTAAATTACTTAAAGTACCTGCATCTACAAGTTGTCTAAGTATTGATGTAGCTGATTTAGCTAATCCACCTATCATGTGAATTAATCCAAAACCATAGAAACCTAATCCTGGTAAATATTGATAATGAACAAAGTGCATCCTTCTTAATTTAGCAGGATCATCCTCATAATAGTTTCTTCTAATGCTTAAAATAATGCCAGAAGGATGATCTATTGTTACTACATAGGGCAAAGCAATACCTGTATCTTGACCATTAGCATCTTTATCTTCAAATCCTTTAAGGTCTAAATCTACCTGCATTTCTAAGATAGTATGACGTGTATCATAGTCATAACTCTCTGATTCACCTGTCATCTCGTTATATTTCTTAGTAATATCAGATGATGATGGTGTAGCATCAGGCAATTCTATATCTCTATAAAAACCATTGACTTGCATCTTTCTTATATCATTAGATGATTTTTTCATCACATGAGTAGCTCTTTCGCAAGTTTCTAAATCACTTGCACCATAATTAACCACAACATCTTCAGCAGGTACGAATATACCACTTGGTCTATTTAGTGTTGGATCAAAGTAAACTTTTCTAAATGCTGAACCTGCAAGTGGTAAAGAAAATAACATCTTTTCTGTTTCACTTCTATATTCAGTCATTTCATGGGTTAAAAGATAATTTAAGTAATCTTGAACTCTTTGACTTTGTTTTTCTTTAGCAGAATCTATTGTACCTACTATCTTAGTTCTTACAGGACCTGCAGCAGGAAATATCTCTGATATAGCTTGAGATTGAAACTTTATTACAGCTTCACTTAACATGGGATGGAATACACCACAGGCTCCTGCCCAAGGCGTAGTTCTTTCTTCTATCTTTAATCCCAGTTGATCTAAACCTTTAACATAGGTTTCTTCCCAATCTGATCTTGAATCTTTATCTGACTGATAAGCACCTATTAGTTCATTACCCATAGATGTAAGTTCATCTTCATCAATAAAATCTACTAAGTTAGAATCAAAGCTAGCATCTGTCATTTCAGATGCACTTGGATCAAAATCAACAATCATGCCACCATCTTCGGTTTCTGTTGTTTCAACCTCTACTTCTAATTCTGGTTCCATTTCTACTAATCCATCTACTGGTGTAGCAGGAACAAATTGTTTTTCTATAGCCATAGTCTCCCTAGTAATAGTCTGCTGTTCTGTTATGTTCTAGTGGCTCATCTTCTTCATCTGAATCAAGAGGAACAAAACCACCTTGTCTAAATCTTAATAATGCTTGCGTACTGCTATCAACTAAATCATCATGTTCCATATTAGGAAATCCAGCAAACTGTTCTATAGTTTCTTCTGCCCATCTAGTTTCAGGTGCCCATATAACACCAGAAGCAAATAAGTCTGATACAGCATTTACTCTTGATATTTTATCATTACCACGACTTGGTGTGTATTCTTGTACAGGAATACCTGTTGCTCTTAACTCAAAGATAAGAGGCATACCTGCAGCCTTAGCTTCTACAATGAACGCATCTGGTTTATAAGCGTTATACTTCTCCAAAGCCATTTTCTTTAAATCTGGGAACTCTAAACGCTCCTGATAAGCATCTAGTAGTATTAGTTGTGGAGCTACAAGACCTTCATCATTTTCTGTATAAAAAACACCCCATGTAGTACATGCTGAAAAATCAGCTCTTTGTGTCTTTAGGAACGCTGTATCCCATGATTGAATTATAAACTCACAATCTGGTGGATTTCTACCTTCCCATGTTCGCCACCACTCTCTTTTAACAAGAGCACCTTCTTCAGATGTAGGGTCCTGTTGATATTGAGCCATCCACTTAGAACTAGGCAATTCAGCTTTTAAAGCTTCTAATTCCTCTAACTTCCAAAAAGCACTCCACAAAGGCTTTCCAGATGGCAATATTGCAGGTAATTCAATTACCTCCCATTGATCAGCTCCGCCACGTTTAATACTAGCGTCTATAACTTGTCCAGTTAGGTCTTTATTATGCCATCTTGTCATCACTACAACGATTGCACCATTAGGCTGTAAACGCTGTCTAGGACCAGATGTGTACCATTCATAGGTACGATTAAAGACATTTATGTCTGCTGAAGCTCCTTCTTGTTCTGAGTGCGGGTCATCTATGATGAGTAGGTCAGCACCTTTACCAGTAACTGCTCCTCCTACACCAATAGCAAAATATTCACCGCCTTTATTCGTATTCCAACGACCCGCAGCTTTAGAATCCGACTGCAAACTAACATTGGGGAATATTTTTTTATAATCTTTGCTTCCTACAAGGTTTCTAACCTTCCTACCAAAGCCTACAGCTAGTTCTGCGGTGTGTGCAGTCTGTATTATTTTTTTTTCTGGCTTACTTCCCAGGAACCATGCAGGTAATAGGAAAGATGCAAACTCGGATTTGGTATGTCTAGGCGGCATATTGATAATTAGACGCTTTAAATCACCATTAGCTACCCTTTCAAAGGCATCCGCCATAATTTTATGATGGGGACCCTCTATAAATGCAGTCCACATCTCCTTAACAAAGGACATATACTCATCTGCACA